GGGCGCTTGTTTTTATCCTGTATGCGTTCTTGCTCCAGGACATCAGGAAACCATGGATTGTCTTGCCAGTTCATCTCCACGATCTTGGAGTTATCTGGAGGATCTAGACGAAATCGTTTGTGTGTCGCTGATTCTTTGGATTCAGGGTTCCAAGTCACCCAGATCTCAGAGTTGTGCTCACGGACTGTAGGGATCAGCTTTCTCCAGGCCGTTTCTGAGACTGTCTCGGCTTCATCGATCCAGGCTAGGATTAGTTTGGCTTTAGACTTCAGTGAGTCCAGAGATCTTCTAAGACCAGCAAATACGTAACTGATCCGACCATCCTTACTCTTGATGTATTTCTCGCCAAGCTCGTAATAGGCTTCTAACCAAGGCACTGATCTGATGGCGGCCTTGACCTCCTCTAGTGAGGAATCATCTAGCGAGTTCATAAACTCACGGCCACATAGAATCTGACCTGTATTTCCTGCCATCCCCCATCTGTAACCGTTGACAGCAGTCATGAGAGCAAAGGTTCTTGTCTTTGCAGAGCCTCGACCTCCATAGGCTCCTCTGTAACGGGCTTCACCCTGAAAGACAGGGATGAGTTTACCGGGGACTTGGAGTTGGACTTTTTGGCTCATTCTTCTTCCCAAAGATCTTGTCCCAGTTATCTTCAAACTGCTTTCGATCTTGGATAGGTCTTGGCTTACTTCCTTTTCCAGCCACCTTTCTTTCCCTTACCTTTTTTCTTACAGGCCATTGCTTTGCTCCGGAGCGACAAGCTCGATAACGGTTGGCTTCATAGATCCGTCACTAGATGTGTGATCCAGCTCTTGGCGTTCACTGTAGTTGTGTTTGCTTAGGATTACCTTTGTAATCGCGCTGTTAAAGTCGCCGGTAAGTCCTTTGCTGATAAGGGTTTTAGCCTGTTTTGCTAATACAGCTTCTACAATGTCACTAAAATCTTGTTTATCAACATCATGTAACCATTCGTAGATGGTCTTCCGATGGATACCTATGTAAATAGCAAGACCTTCAATCGTCGGCAAGACCTCGTCTTCTCCTGCTACCTTATGATTGGCCTGATACTCTCTGGCCTTAACAAGCAGCTCTTCAGTGTACTTGCTCGGTCGGCCTACCGGTCTCGGTGTCGGCTGCTCCATGCTTCATCTCCGATATATGTTCACGCACGATCGCGCAAAATACGTTTGGCGTCATTTCCACTGTCCATTCAAGGTCTACGTTGTAGCCAAAATCCTTTGTAATGGCGTGCAGTGGGACAACAACTCTCCAATACTTGCGATCTAATCTATACCAAAGGCATGGGAAACTAGAAATACCAGCTTGCTTTACGGTCTGTTCCCACCAGTTTTTAAGTTGAGGTGTCTTGGCCCGCTTGACTTCGATGGCCCAACCTTCAACGCCCAGAATATCAGAGCCTCCATCTCGCCACTGGTCAAGGTTCCTGGTGGTCTCAAGTCCAAGCTCTTCTCTAAGGATATGAACGACTTCCAATTCGCCATTTTTTCCTTTCTGCCTTGAGTTAATTGGCATCTTGTTCCTCAATTATATCGTAATTGTCTCTGTCAATATAACCATTTTTATGAATATCTTTTAGCATTTTAATTTTTATATTGGTTACCTCTAATAAATATTCTTGGGTTCCATATTTTTCTTCCCAAGGTCTCATACCCATTTTATGAATACCATCTTGGCCTGTGTGGTGATTAAGGCAAAGCGGTATTGTTTTGTCATCCGGTGCTCTTTGGCTAAGGCCTCTATGTTTGTAGCCTATGAGGTGATGGATCTGAGGTGGCATTCCACAGATCGCGCAGCCCATTTCAGATAGCAGATCAAAACGCTCCCTACGCTCTTCTCTTGTCATGGCCTGTAGCCTTATAACCTTTTCCATTTTCGTGGCGTCCTGGTGTTCCTCAGACACCGTAGGCAGCCTTTTCTTGGCGAGCTGATGCCATACGGGTGCGCCAGACATCCAGTCTGTAGCGAGCAGCCTCCAATTCCCATTTCAAGGTTTCCTCTTCAACGGTAGCTGCATGGAGGCCTTCCAATAGTTCTGCGTAAGCAGGATCAGCCAATGCTTCGCGTTCCTGTGCGGCTGCCGTATTAAATCCAACCTTTTCGGCTTCTTTCATCAAAATGGCTTGTTTTGCTTTGCGATAATGCTCAAGGCGAACTCGATCAGCTTTTGCTGATGCAAATCGTCTAGCTTTCTGGCGCATCTCTTCGATGAATTGTTCTGGTGTTTGGTTCATGATGGTCTCCAATCTTTTGTTGGAATAATTAAATTGCGTTTGTAATCTTTTCCAGCAACTAATTTTCCGTTTTCATAAATATTTAAAACCTGTACGTCTCCAAATACAAATCTCATCTGGTCTACAGCTTTGGCTAATTCCGGCCACCTGTCACGGTTTTGCTCCTTGCTCACATCAACACCACGCTTGGTCTCGTTACAGCCTCAGGTGGTGGATATGGCATTGCGCCTCTGCCGTATTCAGGGATCCACTGCTGAGACTTGGAGTCAAACCAAAATTGAAACAAGCCTTCCCACTCGCCATGACGCTGCTTTGCAACACGAATATAGCAATCTGGATCGGTTTGGTCATACTCAGCCATGTTACGGATAGCTTGCTCCTTGATGCCGTTGCGGTACACGAGAAGAATGTTGTCGGCGAGGTCTGAAATTTCACCAGCGCCTTTGATGTCGTACTTGGTTGGGTGCATCCGCTCATCAGATTGCTTGCGGATGTGGTGAACCAGGTGAATGTGGATCTTGTGTTCTTTGGCGGCCCAAGCAAGCTGGTCCACAAACTTCTTTTGCGGTTCGTTGTGCTCGGAGTCTACGCCACACTTCACAAGGCTGTCGATCATCACATGGTTGATGCCAAGCTCCTCTGCAGCCCAATGGATCATCGCCATGATCTGGTCAGCCTTCACAGAACCAATCTGGTCGTAGATCCAAATCTTGTCGTGGGTGTAGTCCATGACGTCGTCAGCGGCATTCCTCGATGGAAGCACAGTTCCACAGGCTTGACGGAGCATACGGGCAACCGTAGCGGCACCAGGCATCTCCATGGATGCGATCAAAACCTTCTTGTCTTCAGCAGCCAACCACAAGGCGCTTTGGCCCATCACAAGGGACTTACCCTGTCCGTTTGGACCAGCCCAGATCGTCAGTTCACTGTGACGAAACCGAAATTTATCGCCGGTCTTGGACCAAGGAAGTTGGTCACCAAAAACGGCTGTGCCTTTTTCAAGGCGGTCCATAGCCTCTTCGTAGAAATCCCTGACAGGACGGATGGACTGCGACTGCTGTCTCGCCATGAAGCGCAGCAGGTCAATGTCCTCAATAATATTCATATTGCAACTTCCTTGTTGATGGTCAATTTTTTGGCGGCACCCTCATCCTGCCACCGCATGCCGTTAAGCCATGACGATGGTAGTGGGATAAACCTTTTTTCTCGTGAAGACAGATCAGGTAACTGGGTCTTCAATCCTTTCAGAGCTTCTTCTTTGTCGGCCTTCTTCAGCTTGTTCCAAGCTGTTTGGGCCTTTTTCTTGTCATCACGTCGTGGATACATGTTCCAGAATTTTTCAAATTCATCATGCACTTGGCTCGGTAACGAGCTAGATATATCTCTTCTCTTCTCTTCTCTTATTCCGGACTTTGTCCGTACACTATCCGGACTTTGTACGGATCTTGTCCGGATATTGTTTGCCTTCCTCATCACCTTTTCGATGTAAGTATCTGTTCTTGTTGCCATTTTCATGCAGGTGATAACACCTGTGTTTGACATCTCGAACAGGTTTAAGTGCACCATAAAGCGCATCATTTCTTCGACTCGTTCGGCGTGTATGCCTGTCTCGTTCGAGATCAGCTCGGCGTCTTGTTCGAGCTCGAAAGTGAGGTTGTGAGCTTCAACAGTTCCGGCTATACATTCCAGCAAAAAAAAGTAAAGGCCATAGCCTTCCATGCCGTATTTCAGTCTAATCTTATGAAGTTTGGCGTCATGCCTAGAATCAGAATCGTGCTTAAACCACTTCATTCAATCTCCATTGGTGCTGATCTCCCGGTAGCTATTCCGGAGGTCGGCACCCAAGCAGGGTTTAGAAACGGTCGGGAGACCAGCCCAATGAAGACTGTCACTCGACCTCTTTGCGCTAGCTACAGCGCGTGAGGTTAATTATACATCAACGCCATACGTGCGCAGTCTCTTGTACGCCTCAAGTTCTCGCTCTAAGTCTTTCTGGGACAGCTTTTCACCGCGTTGACGCTTGGCATCAGCCATCTCAATGACTAACTTCTCATGGTCCTTCTCAGCCTTTGCTTCAACCTCGCGTTTCTTCTGAGCTCGCGCAAACGCAAACGGATCAAAGCTTTCTTTTCCGCCTTCAGGAAATAGATCGGCAAGAGTAAGGCCAACAGCGTGTACAACGTCAGCAGCGCCACAACCAGCAAAACACTTGACAAGAATACGTCCATCTGTATTTTCCTTAATGGCTAAACTGGGAGAGCGATCTTCATGAGCTGGACAGCATGCCAACCACTGACCCTTACCTCTCTGTTGCACCTTCTGAAGCTGCGACAGCAGCAGATCCACTTTGCTTAACATCAGATTCCTCCTGATTTTTAACGTACTCAGCCAGCTTCTGGATGGTCTTTATCGTGAAGTTGCTGCGAGTACCCTGAATAAATGCTTGGATGGTGGGATAGCTCAACCCTGTAGCCTTTGCGACAGTGTAGATCTTGCAGCCCACCAAGTTGCTACGGATACCTTCAATTTCAATCATCGTTAGCCTCTAATTTATTGATTTCAATACCAAAATCTTCAAGTAGCCTTAAGCCATTGAGATCCCTGTACTCCTCTGAATATACAACTTTCGAAATTCCGGCCGTAACGATCATCTTTGCACAATCAACACATGGCGAAACAGTCGTATAGAGACTGCATCCTTTTGTGCTTAAACCATGCTTGGCGCAGAACATTAGTGCATTCTGCTCTGCATGCATGACAGTCATTTTGGTTTGACCATCAACCTCACAGCAATTGTCTTCACCAGGAAGCGTCCCGTTGAACCCAGTCGCTATGATCCGAGAGTCCCGAGCAATCACGCAGCCAACCTTGCTACGCTCACAACGTGATGCCCGAGACCATACCTCGGCGGTCTGAATCAAAAATGAATCAAACCGGTTCATACTCATCTACCAAGTAAAAATGCCGTGGATAGACATGAAGACTACCTGCGTTCCAATAGATCGGACCTGGTTCTAAGTCTGGATACTTATTTTGCAGATCCAACCAAGCCTGTCCTTGGACGTACTTATGCCAGTGCAGATCATTCTTAAAGCCAAAGACAGCATCACTAGAGCGCATGAACACCATGTAATGCAGCTTGTTTTTGCGGATCAAAAGTTGAGTGGCATACGTGCACATAAAATCATGCATGCCATTCTTCTTGCTGTCCTCGTGCATTGTTGGACGAGTGTAAAGCATAACACCCTGCCGCGAGGCAGGATCACGCAATAGCTCTTCAATGCACTTCAAGTACTGCTGATGGTTTTCTTTGCTGTGGATACACCAACCATAGTTTGAATTGATGTAACCGTCCTTGTCAGCGATGTCCTGCCAGATTTGTGGAATATTTGGAGCAAGCCCTGAGATGTTCAGGTTCTTGTCTAGATACCACTCCAGTTCTCTGTTGGCATACTGCAGGCTGACCTTACCGAAAATGGTTGGCTCATCAGCAATAAAGTTTGCATTGATGATCTCAAGCGTTCCATTCTCGGCAAAGTCATCCTCAAGCCACTTCTTCTTAAAGATGTATTGGATGTCACGAACCAGCATCGATACGCTCCGATTCCTTCGTCAAATAATCCTCAAGCAGTTTTGCATAGCCAGCAATATCGTGGGCGTTGTCTGGGTACCAAGGATCACCATTCACCATGCGTGCAATCTTGTGAAAGATCATGTGTAGGCATTCCATGTGTACGTCAGTCAATTCACCAGCACGAGGAGACAGCGCAATAACATCCATCATTGCCTGTGTCGTACTGGCATTACCCTCGATCGTGCCATAACGGCTACCGCGTTCCTGTAAAGTGGCGTCTACACTCATTTTTTGGTTTCTACGGTAATCATTGAGTCCATAGCCGCAGCAACAGCAAACAGCAAACGCTGGCACTGATTGATGGTCATCTTCTCGCTTTTTGTCTTAGCGATCTGACGAACGACGGCCTTTGGAGATGTGTTGCTGGAAGTCTTGCGACCAATTGCTTCATCTAATTTTTTCATGTGATGGTTTCCTTATACAAGGTCGGTGAGATCAGCAGACTTGAAATCTGCTGGTTTTTGCAGATCGAGGGAGAACCCGCCACGTTTGTTGTTGGGTCCAAGCTCTTTCTGTAAATTGCTAGCCATGACACGGCGATACGCTTCCTCAAACACACTCTCGAGGCCCATACGCTCAACCGTGCCAAACAGGAATACCGCAAGATCCACAAGCGCATCAAGCTCATCTACGCGCTCTAGAGATGCCTCGTATTCATCCAGTTCTTCCTGCATCGCCGCAATGCGAAAGATGCGTTCTTCTTCTGTGAAGTTGGGCAGATCCTCATAGCTGATCCCAAACTTCTGATGCATACCCTTAACTAGGGACTGATAGATTGTCGACATTCAATTCTCCTAATGTGAATGGTCTAGCTGCCTGATGGCAGGGGGCCGATCCTACACACTTCCAGCCAAATGTGCAACATTTATTTTATAAATTGTTTTTGACTAGTATAAAAAAGATTTTGTACACTTCAGGCTAGAGCCAAGTATATTTGGCTCATCCGGTAACGCAATACCGGCCAATCGCAACAAGAGGAAATAGACATGAAAATTACCCACAGCTTCCCGGCAGTCGCTTACTACACCGACGATTCCAACAAGGTTCACGACCGCATGGAGATCGCAATTTACGACAGCAAGCGTGATCTTCACGAAGAATTCACCCTTGCCAGCATCGACGGCGACCACTTTGCCATGAACCTCGGATGCGCCCTGACCGCGCACAAGCAGGACAAGAAATACATCCGCGAATTTGCTTTTGGTGATGTGGTTGAATTTGAAGGCACTCAATATCGACTTGATCCTGCCCCGAACCACAATCTCGAATTGACTGCAATCTAACCAATCCGGCCCCTTCGGGGGCCATTCCTATCGCAAGGAAACAAACATGTCATGCAACGCTTACAGCTGTGAGGTAGATCGGATGGCCTACCAAAAACTAATCGACGAAATGATTGATAACGCGCTTAATCTGTATACCCAACATCACACACAGGGTCTTGGCTATGCTTGCTTAGTTGGTAGAGCACGAGTCATGATGGCTTGGATGCTTGATGACATCCCGACTGACGTTCAACATAAATGGATTGAACGCATTAAGGATTACATTGAGGAAGACAAGCGTGTCATTCCTGGTTTTTTTGAAGACGAAGAATAAGGAGATCATCATGCCAGAACTACACATTTCCCGTGACGTTATTGACCCAAACTTCTTTGATCCAGATGGCGACATGGATCCGCCGATGTCTAGGCTTGAAGTGATTGACAACTTTATTGATGAGGTCAATCACTGCGCAGAAAACAATCCCGGTGTCAAATGGGATGAAGCTTCTGCTGTTCTTGATTCCATCATCGAGAACATGGATAAAGCTGATGCCGGCAAGATGGCCGAAATGATCTTTGAAGGTCGTTGGACTGAACTTGGCAAGCTGCTTGGTAAACCAGCTCGTATGCATCTTGAAGAGTATCTGGAGATCTGAGATGAATAATAACCAAGAACGTTTCTACAGTGATGTCATGGACAACAACACCCTTGAGGAGATCAACGACTTCCTCAGCGGTCAGTCTGACCCTTGGGTGCTCAAGGAATACGGCATCACTGAAGGCGAATACTTTGCCGTACTGGAGGAATGTTATGAATCCTTGTAATGACCAAGATCGTTTTGAATACGAAGTACAGCGGAGTCTTGAAGATGAATATCAGCAAATTATGCAGGACCCAGTTGTCAAGGCAGAACTCGCTCTTCGGGACGCCGACATTGCAATACAGCGCCTTAGAGAAGCGTTGGAAGAACTCGCTCGCCATTCAAAGCCCGAGACTGGCAGGCGTTTTTATGAAAACTCGGGCAACTTACCGATATAAGGAAGACAACATGAGCTTAACATTGAAAGAAAGCGCAAAGTCCACTGGTGATTTTCAAATCGCACCAGCCGGTAATCATTTAGCGATCTGTTATCAGATTGTAGAACTTGGCCAACATCACAATGCGCAGTATGACAAGTGGCAGCCAAAGATCCAGATTGGATGGGAACTTCCTAACGAGCAAATGGAAGATGGCCGTCCGTTTGTAATCAGCGCTCGTTACACAGCATCATTTCATGAGAAGGCGATCTTGCGCCAACATCTTGAATCATGGCGTGGTCGTCCGTTTACCGATGAAGAACTGGCCGGCTTTGATCTCAAGAATATTCTTGGCAAAGCCTGCATGGTCAACGTTGTACACAACAGCGCACAGAACGGCAAGACATACGCAAACGTTAAGTCGGTTGCTGCAGTACCTAAGGGTATGACGGTACCTGAACAAGCAAATGAGAATATCGTGTTTGAGTTTGGCGACCAAGGTTTTGATGAGAAGATTTTTAATTCTCTGCCACAATGGTTGCAGACTACGATTATTGCTTCACGTGAATATCAGACCATGACTAACGATACGCCAGTTGATGACGTACCTTGGGATGATGATATTAAATTCTAGTCTCCTCTGACCACTCTTGCGAGTCGGCTTAGCCCACCGATGGTCAAAACGGGCTATTACTATGGAAACAATAAGTCAGGCTTTAGTAAAAGCTAAGATGCGTCGTGAGTATTGCATAGACAGGCTAAACCACACGCATAGAAATGAATGGAAATCAGAATTAGAAAAGATCAATTACACAATTAGTTTTTTAAGGGAAGAAATTCGTGTCAAGTCTAAACCGTTCACCCAAACTGAGACTGCAAGCGGCGCTGTTCGATCTGATCTCTTACTGCGATACAGAAGACCATTGGGGAATCCGTGAAATATGGAACGAGTTAGACCAACAAGCACAAGAACAGATCTGGTCTTTTCTTAGTAGCAATCAGAAGACGATCATCAGAGAAGCATTAGCAAACGGAGAGTCAAGTGAACCACCACCCTTTTGATGTGTTGATGAAGGCGCAGCAGATGGCCATGAAGATCATGGACTTGTCCAGAAGCACCGATAAGCCGGACTGCCATGAAATTGACCTACTGGCGCAGGACGCACAGTACATCTTGATTGAAACGCATGGCATGAACAAAAACGAAATCCTGCGTTGCCTTGAGGAGGGCAAGCAAAAACTGGAGGGAATGTAGTGAGTTACAACCTAAAAATACCAAAATGGATCATCAAAATTTCCGAAGACCCAGAGCAAAACATCCACAATTTGACTGCTAGGCAAATTGCCGACCGCCTCTACAACCGCAAGTGGTCAATGGAAAAGATACTTAAAACACCCATTATGACGCGTTCTCAAGCTGGCAGCTTGGCTGCAAAGAAATCCCCGTGGGGCAAATGGAATCCTGGCGAATTTAGCGATGCAGACGCAGAAAGACGCAAGGAGTTACCGTCATGGAGAGACTAACGTTTTACTTAACACTGTTTTCTGGCGTAGCGATGTGGTTCCTGATCGCATACGCCCTTTATGAAACCGCAGGAACAGGAGTCATTAAATGAAAAAGCAAAACATCGCACAGTTGTCACGTGAAGCTGGACTTAAACCAGCAACCGTTTATGCACGTCTTCGTCTTGGTTGGACTTTGGCCAAGGCCTTAAAAGAACCCCCTCAAAAGAGGGGGAAAAATGCTGGTCAAGGAATGGAGGAGTTCCCGAAGAAGAAAGACCAGCTAGACCATCACACGGGAGATACTATAACAATAGCTGCTGTTACTGCAACGGCAATTGTCGTTATATTGATTCTAGCGATCATGAACCACTAAGGATTTTGCGGCATGAACAGACTTGAGACGTTAAATATAATTAAAATAAGGATGGAGCTTGCTGTTGTATGCCGCAAGATGATCGAGATAGCCAAAAAGCCAGGGAAGGCTAAGGGTTATCACATCTATGATTACTCAGATCCTAGGTATCAAGATTTAGCAAAAGACCGTGATGCTTTAGGAAAGAAACTTGTTGAGGAATGGAATAGACACACTTAATCCTTAGGCCACACCAGCGTTTCACTGTCGAGGTGGACCGTATTGGTGTGGCCTATTTCATCCACAACCAGATACCTTTGGCCGTCGTTGATCTTCACGACAAAAGACCGGCCATCCAGCCTGAATTGATCGCCAGCGGAAAGCTGACCAACTTCAACCTCTAGGGATGAATACACACAACCGTCGGATCGAGGCATGGCGTGATCTCCATTTTGCCGTAGAGGCGAATTTCGTCTTTCGTCATAGTCAGATGGCGCACTTCAGCACAGCCAGTCAACGACAAAGCCAAAGCGATAGTAAGCCACTTCACTTCTTTTTCTTGTAGCCGCTGGCGTAGATGGCACGGCCTTGGCGTTCAGCCGCAGCTTTGGTTTTGTACACCTTGCCGGACTTGCCCCATTTGTAGCCGCCTTTCACTTTGTGTACTGGCATCAGCTTTTCCCTAAGTAGAATGAACCAGCTGCGAGGATCGAGATTTTCAGCCATTCAAAGTGGACCAGCGCATTTTCCAGCTTGATGTATTCGGTCTGGGTTTTGACGTTATCCCACAGCCCCATGAAGCTGAAGCCGGTGGTGCGCTCAACTGGAACATAAATATCTAGCCCAGCCAGACCGCCCATCATCGCCCATGCACCCAGTGCCACCATCGACAGCACGAAGATGCGGCGAGTCATCTTGGCGAACGGGTCGTTGCCAACACGCGTGGCAGCAGCATCAGCAGCCTTGGTAGCCCTCGCAGAATCGGCATCGGCCTTTTCCGTGTCGGCCTTCATCTTGCCGAGGATCAGCTCCTGCTGCTTCGCCTTGGCCTCTTGCGCCTTGTCAATCATCTTGAACAGGCCGCCCATCGTAGCGCCGCCTGCCATGGTAATTAGTTCAACTGGGATCATGCTTGTCACCTCTGCAGTCTGATTCGAGACACCTGTAAATATGCTGGAGAGCGGAAACAGCCCGATCGCGTCCAGCATCATCCATGCTCACCAAAAAATGTATTGCCTCTGCAAGCGCATCCATCAAGTCGCGCTTTTGATTATCGTCAATCATCTTTTTCCTTTTTCTTTTCTTTGCCCTTCACATACGCGTCAGCACCGAAGAAGGCAGACACCACTAATCCGACGGACATGAAATAAACGCCAGACATATCTCCGATAATTTTCGATTCGTTGTCGAATCCGAGCGCGCCAGAGGCGAACACAAACAACGGGTATCCAAGCATTCCGAACAACGCAAACCAGACCATCTTACGCTGCTGATCTCGCTTGGCATCTTCGTCCTCCATTTCTCGACGCATCCGCTCGATGTGGATTTTGTACTCGGCTTCGTCGATTTTTCCGTCGCCATTGATGTCTGCCTTTTCAAAGTCAGTCATGTCAGTTTCCTGATAATGGGTTGTCCAGAGCTTTTTGGAGTTTATCTTCTAGGTCGGTTTTAGTGTCATCCACCTTGACCTCAAACTTGTCCATTTTGTCCTCGAACCGCACGATTTTGTCGTTGATCCGTTTCTCAATATCGTAGATTAGCTGCTTGGCGTCACGCAGGTTTTGCTCGATAGATTCCAGTAGGCGTTCCTGCGTTTCGATCTTGTTGCTGGTCTGCTCCATCTGTGCCTGATAGCCGCCGATGTCCAGCGAGGCTAGTTCTTCGACTTTTTGGTACATCAGAACGCCCTGATATGCAGCACCCAAAACAGTACCAATCCCTGCAATCGCCATACCGATGGTGGTCAGCGTCATGCGGACACCAAAGACCGTGAAGTGCTTGTCCTTCAAGCCCTCGATTTCGTCCAGTTTGTCGCCTAGATCGCTCAATTCTCAAAACCTCCCTGCAACTTCTTCAGGTTCTCAAGTTCCTGTTGCAGCTTCATCACTTCCAGTTGCCTGCGTTGGAGTTCGAGTCGGTAAAGGTCGTTGCAATTCAGTCTGGATCTGGGTGCGTCCAGAGGGATCACGATTCTTGCGTACAGGCCAATGTCCTTGGTCTGCGGGTTATTCGCATCCTCGCTGCCGAACGGGCTGACTGCGTTGTTGATAATGCCTGTCGCGCCGATCTCGAAGTTGGTCGCCCCACCAATGGCGGCAGAGCATTCAAAATCACCCGCTCGGATCTTGTCCGTGCCATAGCTGTTTCCAGCATTGGGCAGTTGTAGGTTCAGCGAGGAGGAGTCTGCCATCGCTACCCCACAAAACATCAGGGCTATCGCTGGAATCTTGAGCATATGCGGCTCGCAAGTAGCGTACCTGTGGAGTCACCCCGCAGCTTGGACTGAGAACACACATATTCTGCACGGTCTTTGTCGTCCTGCCGAATGTACACATCAAACTTCAAATGCCCCAAGTAGCGGACATGGGCGACCCTGTACGCACTAACAAAAGGGATCGGATTCCAGTCGGCATCGAACACGCCCAGTTCATAGTATTCGACATCTTTACGCTTGTTGAACAGTTCCAACTCGGTCTTGAGAATGCCGGAGACATGGGACTGCTTTAGCACCGGATGGGAGGGCACCATTTTGTGCGCATAGGCCGGAAAGGCCAGCAACAGAAGCAGGGCTAGTTGGCGATGCACTCTGCAACAACCACGGCGCGGTAAGTGCCGCCCGGAAATGCCTTCATTGACCCGCCGCCATAGGTAGCCGTTGAAGAAACCGCAAACCATGTGGCCCCAGTTGCCGACAGCACATACTCACGGGTCTGGTCATAGGTGGTGGAGTCGGTCTGGTAATCCGCCATGTCCACGCTAGATACCTCATCGACTGTCACAGAACCTGTCCAAGTAACGGAATCACTCAGGCTAGGGCTGCTGCTGAAATCGGTCGGGTAGGTAATTCTCGCAGTGTAGGCATCGGCCAGCGTCACATCGTACCGGACGATTGGAACCACCCCACCATCTGCCGGAGTCGTGGTCAGGGTGTAGGCATTCGGTGAGCCATACACACCCGGCTTGTCTGTGTTAATCAGGCACTGACTTTGAACCGTGCCTTCAATCGGTACTTCGGCGGCTTGTGCCGACCCTACAAAGAGCAAGGCTAGTGCGATCTTTTTCATTCCTTTACTCCCATCTGTTGATTACTTCAGGAACAAGCCTTAATTGATCCTTTGTAAGGGTTTTTATGTGGCAATCTTTTGTCTGGATTTTTAATTCATAG